CAGGCCATGATGGCCTGCTTCGCGTGTTGCACGTTCCGATACTGGATCCTTGCAAGGAGCATAGAGTGTGATGCGTATTTCCAGAACACGTCAGAAAAGTAAAACGATACTTCGGCGTAAAGTACCGAATATCTATCACTTTAATGGCGTCTGGACTAACGCTGCAAGTGTCGAAGGACCTCATGTTGACAGTACGAAAGTAATTTCGGACTTTATCAACAAACATGATGAGGTGGAATCCATTCCAGGATACCTGAACCCTTCAGACTTGTTGATCGTTGATTGGAAATCTTCGCCCACAGTAACCTATTACGATAGGTACTACGATTCGGCACGGACAAAACCGTACGTTATCGGGGCCCAGATTAATGATCTCGGATCGTCACTCTTGTTACATCTCGAATCTGCGTGTGTACCGAAGGAACCGTCTCGAAGCGAACTGCTTTCGATGCTGGTTTCCCGCACTGCACCCGATAGATATGAAGTTTCCGTACCAGTGATGGTTGCGGAGCTTCTCGAGATAATGACTACTTTCCGACTTGTTACTAATAACTTCGTCTCTCTAGTCGGGAGCGGCTACCTTAGTGCAAACTTTGGTGTCGCGCCCTTCCTTCAGGACATGAAGTCTTTATTCCAAGTTCTATCAAAGTTAGAATCGCGCATGCGCGAGTTCAACTCCCTGATAGGGAAAGGTGGTCTGTCACGTCGTTCACAGCTCTTCACAGAGAAATTCAGCACAGTTCAATACGGCTTGCCGTACGCGACTAATGCTGGACGCTGGATGATTTGCGATTACGTCAAGTCCTACGAGATTTCCATCTGGGGTACTCTCAGATGGTTTCCGAAGGATGCAGACGAAATCCCTACAGATGAATTGGAAAGGCGACTAAAAGCCGTAAGGCTGATACTCGACCTCGACAATCCATCGTGGGACACTTTGTGGGAAGCTCTACCATTCTCATGGTTGATCGACTACTTTGTGTCCATAGGATCGGCGTTGGCTAACTCGTCAACGTTCGATGCATATGTGCCTAAGCATACATGTCTCATGTATGATAGGTCCGTGACGCACACTAGGGAGAACATAAGAGAACAGCAATCAAGGCCAGACGTTTGGCCAGTGTTCGACGGAAGGTCGACACTGCGCTCAAGGCGTCGTTATGCCTTAGATACTGATCTCGTTGTTTCTAGTGCTACTGCTCCTGGGTTCGGAGGCCTTCTTAGTGCCTCCGAGACTACAAACATACTTGCTCTAATGAGTCGGATGACCACGTGGAAAGACTTAGTGTCTTCTGTCGCGGACGCCGCTTCAAAATACCACCCATTTAAGAGGTGAGAAAAGCAAGCAACTGAAAGGAAAAGCAAAATGCCTTCACTTCCGTCTACACTCACGTTCACAATCGAGCCCGGTGTCGTTCTGACTGCCTCTAAAAGCAACCAGGACAACTTCTCGGTCTCATATCGCGGCTCTGTGGAAACAGCGGCCGCGCGTATTGTGGCAGCTATCAAAGTCATGCACCGCGACGAGGGTTCCAAAACGAACCCAACCGAGCGACATGCCATCGATGTCATCATGACGTATTATCCCACAAATGGGAGTCCGTCATACACTTCTCAGTCCTATGTTCACCAGATTCGTCCAAGAGGGTCAAACCTCTCGGTATCTGGTATCATCGGCGCTGGAATTGCTGACGTCCTGGACCCTACTTCGGGTCTTGGACAGGCTGCTTTGGATTGGGGAATCTAACCCTCAATCCCAACGTGCGGGGATAAACCCACCGTAGTGTTGTAGTACGAAGTCAGGCCTGGACTCATGAGAAAGGAATTTCCCCATGATGAAAAGCCCGACTATTTTGCAAGGTTACGTGGAAGCTATGTTTAAAGATGTAGCCTACACGTACTCAAAGACCAGTGAGGTGGAACGTGACATGTCACGCCTACTTCACGAAGTGCAGTTCAGAGGATTAGAAACCCTCGCTGTAGAACTGCCTTCCCTCTGTAAACACCTTGACAAGTGTTTAGGTGAAGAGCTGTACACCAAATCTGGATTGCCTCTCTCGAGGCCGTCCAAGGAAGGAGTAGTGGTTCCCGCGTTCTTGCGGGATCTCTACTTACAGATCTTTACCCCAGAGGGGATGCTTAGGGTACAACCTTCCATACCTGCGATAATTGGCCTTCGGCAGATCCTTAAAGGACTGTCAAAGGTTGATCAACAATGTAGAAAGGACCGTATTAGCAATGAAGTTTCAAATTTCAAAGCTATTGAAGATGATCTTCCAGATTATACCCTCCCTTGGGGGGAGGTCTGGACTGACTATGACAGCCTTGGTTGTCGTTGTCGTGGGATCTCTTTTAGCGACGACTCACGTCGTGGCAATGAAGGAGTTCCAGATCGGCCTATGCCAAGCGGCAGCAGTATTCGACACGACAGTGCCGGATCTGAAGGCTCGCGAGGACCGCTTGCGACTTTGCAAAGAGTCGCAGACGTGGCAGCTTCGTCCCTCGGGGACTTCTCTTTCGAGAGAGACCCAGGGAGGGAGATCTTTATCCCTAAGCACGGAAAGGGTCGAGTATCCAACCTCCCGAGGACTGTATCAAAATACAGGTTCCAAGAGTGGCCAGCGAAGCTCGACGCAGTTTTCCCGTTCGAGTTGTACGGAAGCCCTACCCTGGGCCTACGTCCTTACGAGCGAGAAATACCCGGTGTGTGTGGAAACACCTCACCTTCTAAACTAATCGCAGTTCCCAAAACGCTAAAGGGACCTCGGCTTATAGCCTCGGAACCGAATCAGCAGATGTGGATACAGCAGTTAGTAAGCTTGCAATTGCGCTCCAAAATCGACGAGAAGTCGTCGATCTTCAAGGAGTGTATACGCATAGATGACCAAACCCGCAATGCGAGGATGGCTCTAGAAGCAAGTCGTAGTGGTAGTCATGCCACTATTGACCTATCTTCAGCTTCTGATAGGCTATCTCTCTGGACTATCGAAAGACTGTTCAGGAGAAACTTGAGTTTCTTGATGCGGTTAAACGCATCTCGGACTCCAACTATCAGGAATGGGATTGACGATCAATGGGATCTTATAGATCTTAAGAAAGCCTTTTCCCAGGGTAATGCACTTACGTTTCCGACACAGAGTGTAGCTTATGCTATAATTGTCGCATCAGCTGTGATCTACGATCGCGGCTTGCGCCCCACTCAATCGGTTATACGGAGTACACTTTCCGAATGCTCGGTGTACGGGGATGACATCATTGTCCCCGTAGACCACTTTGAGACTTCTGTTTACTTATTGGAGGCGCTTGGCCTCAAGGTAAATCTCGACAAAACCTTCTCAAAAGGAAGGTTCAGGGAGAGTTGTGGTGTAGATGCGTATGACGGAGTCGACGTGACTCCGGGGTATGTCAAAAACATCACGCAGAAGCCTAACCATGAGAAAGCAGTAGCCACGATCCAGGCAAGCAACAACTTGCACTTACGATTGTGGTGGAACCTAGCCGAATGGCAAAGTTCCCTTGTCCGCCACTTGTCATGTGGTGTACCTGTCTGCTTTCACAAGGAAAGTAAACTAGGTTATTGGTCTTTTTCGGGCAATTCAACTCTTCATTTAAGAAAGAGATGGAACCCGAGACTCCACAGGGAGGAGCTCAGCATGTTTCAGCTGCGTTCCAAAGCCGTGAGAGCCGACCATGACTTAGGCTACGATCATCTTTTCCAATGGTTCGTTGAACGACCAAGCCCAGAGAAACACTGGAGCTCAGGATTTGATGAGAGTAGTTCCGCAGTCATGCGGAGGGACTGGAATGCACTCTATGGCGTTGATGAAATGCCAGAGAAGTATATAAAACCTATATACGAGTGTACATCCAGGGGCTAGTTCCTAGCCCAGATGAGTGGC